ACTGATGTCTAACACTTGAGGGTTTTCTTGATTACCACGTGTAACCATAGAAAACAATCTAGTGAAACCAGCTGTTTTACTGATAAAGACAATATTAGTACCAATATCTACTGGATCGACAGTTTTATCCATTTCAAAAGTTGAAAGGCTTCTGATTGAAGTTGTAGATGGCGTTAGAATATTGTCGGTAGCAAACATGATAAATTGCTGGGTCCGACTAAATAAGATCAAACCTTGTGCTGTTGAAACAACAGAACTTAAAACAGCTGGTCTGATTGAAGAGCAGTTCAAATCAACAGGATCTGAATCAATGACTGTCTGAGCAGTTTTGTAGAAGAAATTGTAGAACTCACCCGCTTGACTTAAAATAACATTACTTTCAGAAATGAATCCTAAACGGTTTGCATGGAGAAAGCTTTGTTGTATTTGTGCACCTACAAAACTAGGGTCTTGATTAGTAATTTGATCACCAGCTAGTCTATCAACATAATCGACTTTTTTAAAAGTAAATTCATTGACATCTGTGTTAATCAATTCATGAGGCATTGTTGAGTTATCAAGACCTGGAGAAACATCAGGAGCTAAGGTTTCTTCCCAATATCCAAGACCATTAACATTATTATAAGCTACAAATTTTGCGTAATATGTGTCATCATCAGACAGTGTATTAATAATTTTAACTACATGATTATGAAAAGATTGTTGAGGCAGAAGCGAAACATTAGAAACTTCAGATTGAAATACCTCAAGGTAAGTGTTTAGATTACCACCACTTGCGCTGATTGTGAATGAAGTTGGCGTACCGCTTACTGTACGAGTAATAGTCAATCCAAAATCACTGTTTTTTGTTACAGTCCAAGTACCACTAAAGGCTGGATTACCACTGTTTGTAGCTATAAGATTATTAATAGCATCTCTTAAATTGTGGTTTGCTTCTTCTGTCAACAAACCATCAAAAGTACTGTTACTAGAACTAGCAGTGACAGTAGTTTCAATACCTTGAATTTTAATTTTATAGTCAGCACTAGAGGATATGCCTCTAAGAATCAGAGTTGCTGTTGTGTTTGGTGTAAAGTTAGGAGCAGCTTGTGTTCCTACAGTAACAGTATTGTTAGTAATAATTGTTGTATCTTGAATGGTCATCAGATGGTATTCATCTTTAGAACCAGTCAGATAAGCTTGGGCTCCTGTTCCGTAATTAATTGTACATGATACCCCTGTAGTTGCATTCCAAATTGCAATTTCACCAGGGGATCCAGGTTTAATACAACCAATATATTTTTCTTGGTCATCCCTATGAATGTAAAACCATTTAGCATCATCTAGATCTGTGCCTGTACCTAAGGTTTCGATGTATTGCAGTCCTGGTCTTTTAATAAGACCTAGGGCTACATTAGGATAACCGTTAATAAGTGTTGAGACTTGACCGGGAAGTTTTTTATCATCAGGTTGTGTTGATACACCACCTAGATAGTTTTTTATTCGTTGCGTTACTGCAGCCATTATCGATACAAAGCTTTGAAAGGTTGGAAAGGAATGTAAGAACTTTTAGCTGCTTCATCTGGTTTACCGAAGTAACTAAAATCTGCTTGATTGCATTCATACTCTACTGCCATAGCACGAGTATAAGCTTCATTTTGTTGTAAGATTTGATATTGACTAGGGTCACCTACAATACGACTAGACACCACTGAAGATGCACGTGCCGTAATAAAAGCTTGGATTGGTTTAGGAATATCTATCCAATCAAAGAGCCAAATAACATCACAATAAACTTTATCATCAGTAAATTTATAGGTATGATTAAACCTATCATATAGTTTACCGTTCCTTACTACAGAATCTTTTTCAATATTTGCTGAGGTTTCAGACAGGTCGATTTGCAAGATGTTATTAGGAATCAGGATTTCATTATTCACATCAGGTGTAAAAACCAAATGATACTCTTTGTTGAATGTCCATCCTTCAGCCTGTACCTCTCGTGACACTTGAAGCAGTGTATTATAAGCAATCGCAACGTCCGGGTTGGTTTGATCGAGGGTGGTGACAGGCGATTGACCAACTGACGCCAAAATCTCGTTTACAGCAGAAAGTTCTTGTGTAGCGTTAGTGGTTGGAAAAGTCATTCTTTTAAAAAAAGATATAATAAAAAAAAAAGGGGGAACCTAAAGGAACCCCCCGTATAAATAAATTGATCAGAATGCGGCAGGCTTGGTAGCGGTGCCAGCAAACAGTTCCACGCAAGCAGCGGGGTTCAGGAAGTCAGCACCCATAGCCAGACGGCCAAGGATCACGTCACCCTGATACACGACGGAGACATCGCCACTGGTGACTTGCACCTGAGGACCGATAGCTTCGACGACACCAGCGCCTTCACGTTGGAAGATCAGACCGCAGCTGTTAGCAAATTCGGTCTCTTCACCGTACTCATTGTTGATGCCGGTGACATCATTAGCAGCATCTTCCAGGGCTTCAGACACGAACGAACCAGTGTTACCAGGATCGGTAATACCGGGGTTAGTGGCAGAACCAGTACCATACTTGGTACCGTACTGGGAGAAGAACGGAATGTTCATGGACTTGTAGATCTTGATACCAGCAATCTCAATGATGCCGTTACCGCCTTGCAGGGCAGTGCCTTGCTCGTCGCGGTTGATCAGTCCGTTAGAACCGACTTCTTGGATCAGCTTGTGATACTGACGGGGGTTCAGAACACCCACACGTCCATCCTGGCTAACACCTTTCTCGTCGAGTGCAGCGGCTGCATCATAGAAAGCGTTGACCAGAGCAGCATCATCATAAGCATCAGAAGCTTGCAGGTTGGTACCCACACGAATCTGAGTGCCACCGGGCTCAACGAAACCAGTTTTGGTGATCGGAGAAGCTGCACGTGCACCACGGGTGATAGCACGGAAGATCAGACGGTCATACTTCTGAGCAAGAGCGTAGCCGATTTTACGGCTGATCTCAGAGCGCAGATCATAGTGAGCCAGAGTTTCATCCAGGTCATACAGGAATGCACTGGAGATAAGCAGATCATCAACAGTGATGGTCTTTTCAGCCACCGGAGGTGCACCATCAGTGTTGCCAAGAATTGCGTTGCCAGGAGTATGGAACTCAGCCTTGGTGTGACCAGTGTAAATGAATTGCAAAGAACGGCCATTCTTCAGCGTACGCTTCATGACAAGGTCACGAGCAATTGCATTGTGTTGGAAACCTTTGAACATCTCACCGCTAAAAAGCTTGAGATACAAAGCACGGGCATCACCCGTAGAATTAGATTGACCAGGACGAGTCAGGCTCGTGGTCAAAGTACTATTTTGTTGTGCCATTTTTAAAAAGAGAGTAAATAAAAGGTATAGACTCTCAAAGATCTTTGAGTTATTTAGTTGTAATATGTGTGGTCTATCCCACCGTCTAGACGGCTAGAGGTATCGGCGTACCGGCTCTAACCAATGCAAGGGAGGTCCGACTCTGAGGTGCCTCCCAAGCTATTACAGAAGACCTTTAAGGCACTTCTTTTGTTTACGGCATTGTGCTTTTTTGTCACCACAAAAACCGCAACGTTTAAAAACTTTAGTCCCTTTATCAGGAACAGGTTTCGTAACGTTGGCTACCATTTTCTTGGATTGTTGTGCCATAATTATTTTGTTGAATGTAAGTAACGCCGCGATACTTCAGCTTTGAATTGCGTCGAGCAATAGACTGTTCACGAATGCGTTGAGAAAGTTCAAGATCAGACATGATAACTCCGAAGTACCTGACCCCCGTTCCATGATCAGGCGTCCTGCGTCCCGAAGGATGAACGTGCGAAGTTATTATACTATCTTTTTAGCCAATGGTAGGAGCACTCAAAGCTACTTCCACCGTCGATGCGGCGGCAAGGTCCAGCGGAAAATTGTGAGCATTTCTTTCATGCATAACTTCCAGTCCGAGGTTGGCACGGTTGAGAATGTCAGCCCAAGTTGGGACAACACGACTATCAGCAGCGATGATAGACTGATTAAAATTAAAGCCATTAAGATTAAAAGCCATTGTACTAACACCAAGTGCTGTCAACCAAATGCCGACAACTGGCCAAGCAGCCAAAAAGAAATGAAGAGAACGGCTATTATTGAAGGAAGCGTATTGAAAGATAAGCCTACCAAAATAGCCATGAGCAGCAACAATGTTATACGTTTCTTCTTCTTGACCAAATTTGTAACCATAATTTTGAGATTCCGCTTCAGTTGTTTCACGAACAAGCGACGATGTAACCAAACTTCCGTGCATAGCACTAAACAAGGAACCCCCAAAAACACCAGCAACTCCCAACATGTGGAAAGGATGCATGAGAATATTATGTTCAGCTTGGAACACCAACATGAAATTAAACGTACCAGAAATACCAAGGGGCATACCGTCAGAGAAAGAACCCTGACCAAACGGATAGACAAGAAAGACTGCAGTCGCTGCAGCAACGGGAGCGGAGTAAGCAACAAAGATCCAGGGCCTCATCCCAAGTCGGTACGAAAGTTCCCATTCTCGTCCCAAGTAAG